ATATTGATAGTGGTGAAATGAAAGCAGAAGAATACTCAAACTGGAGAGCAGATTTTGGATTATCAGAAGACTGGCAAAAAGTTAATCGTAAAGACAAGACTGATGGATTAAGTTCTGCTGCGGTTAAAGCATATCGTCGTGAGAATCCTGGTTCAAAACTCCAAACTGCAGTAACTGAAAAGAAACCAAAAGGTAAAAGAGCAAATCGCCGTGCTTCATTCTGCCGGCGCATGTCTGGGATGAAGGATAAACTCACCTCAGCAAAAACTGCAAGAGATCCAGATTCAAGAATCAATAAAGCACTTCGTCGTTGGAACTGTAACTAAAATGAAATCATTTCAACAGTTTATTTCAGAAAGCATCAATATTGCCGGTGATTTTAACGGCAATCTTTATATGAATTCTTCCGAACCAGAAACGGCAAACGAATCTTTTCTTGCTGATGTAGTTTGGAAAGGAAGATTATATCGTATGGAAGTTGAAGGAAAAATGATGGATAAAAATCAACTTGCAGAGCAACTACAAGGAGAATATCCTGGAGCGATTGTTCATAATATATACCCAGTAGAATCTACTTCTATAAAAATCAAAAACGCACAAAGATATAGACCAGAAAGATTATCGTGGAGTGAATGATTAATGGCACAATTTAATAAGAATGACCAGGACTTTCTGAATCAAGAAAGGACCCTTTTTGAAGTCAATATGATTGCCAATAAGAATGGCGAAGTAGTTACTATTGATAATCCATTTCCAGTATCTCTTGGAAGTTCCAATATTACTATTAATGGTAGTATTACAATTCCAGGAATAGTAACCGTTACAAGCACTCCAGATAATCCAATTCATAATCACATAGTTGAAGTTGGGACAGGTGGAACATTAACAACTCCGTATCTTCCAGTCGGTATTTCTACATTACTGAATACTGTAGGTATTGGCACCACAGGGCAAGTATCAATCAACCTCAACAATTCACCAGTCAGCACCACAAATCCATTTCCGATTACTGGATCAGTTGATATTGAATTACCACCAATAGCAACTGATGCATTTGGTAGACAAAGAATGTCTACTCCACTCACTCTCTTTGATTCATCTCACAGATATAGAGACAATAATCTTTGGAGTGGTTTAGTTGTTGGTACTGGTTCAACAGTTGGATTTTCAACAGCACAAGGTTTGATTAACATGACTGTTGGTGTAGGAAGCACTGCATCAGTCATTAGAGAAACCACAAAAGTATTCTCTTACCAACCAGGAAAATCATTACAGGTATTGAATACATTTGTAATGAACCCAGCAAAAGCAAATCTTCGCCAAAGAGTAGGATACTATGGTGCAGATAATGGGATGTATCTAGAACTTAATGGAGATACTTTATATTTTGTAGAAAGAACTTATGTTCCAGGTGTTTTAACAGAAACTAGAAAATCTCAACACGAATGGAATGTTGATACGATGCTTGGACCTGGGCATCTCAATCCATCTGGTGTCACATTAGATATTTCCAAAGCACAGATTATGTGGATGGATATTGAATGGTTAGGACTTGGAACAGTTAGATTGGGTTTTGTAGTTGATGGAAAGTTTATTCATTGTCATTCATTCCATCACGCAAACTTAATTACATCAACTTATATCACAACAGCATCACTACCATTAAGATATGAGATTGCAAATACTGGAATTACAACCAGTGCAAGCACACTTAAACAAGTTTGTTCTACTGTAATTTCAGAGGGTGGATATGAACTTCGTGGATTACAACAAGCAATAGGAACACCAGTTCAAACACCAGTTGATTTAACAACGGCAGGAACATATTATACAGTCGCATCAATTCGTCTTAAAGCAACACCAAATAGATTAGATGCAATCGTAATTCTAACTGCACTTTCTATTTTAGGTATTACAAACAATGCAACTTATAACTGGCAAGTAAGAGCAAGTGGGACATCTAATGGTGGAACTTGGAATGATGCTGGTGGCGATAGTGCTGTTGAATATAAGATTGGTGGAGGAACTTATACTGGTGGAAGAATATTAGCATCTGGATATACGTATGGTTCCAATCAAGGTTCATCATCAGTAGATATTCTTAAAGAGGCATTATTCAAGTTTCAATTGGAAAGAAATGCACTAACTGGAACATCTTATGAACTTTCTATCGTATGTGCTTCTGATGCCAATGGTGCAGATATTCATGCATCAATGGACTGGGAAGAAATTAGTAGGTAATTTTTATGTCTGACAATATTTACTTAGGCAATCCCAACCTAAAAAGAGCAAATACTCAGATTCAATTCACAGAAGAACAAATTATTGAGTTCTTGAAGTGTAAAGAAGATCCTGTATATTTCGCAAAAAACTATATTAAGATCGTTTCTCTGGATCACGGTCTTGTTCCTTTTGAGATGTATCCATTTCAAGAGAAACTTGTAAGAAACTTCCACGAGAATAGATTTAACATTTGTAAGATGCCACGGCAGACTGGTAAATCAACCACCTGCGTGTCCTACCTGCTTCACTACGCCGTTTTTAACGATAATGTTAATATTGCCATCCTAGCGAACAAAGCATCCACTGCAAGGGACCTTCTTGGAAGATTACAACTTGCTTATGAGAATCTACCCAAGTGGATGCAACAGGGCATTATATCTTGGAACAAAGGATCACTTGAATTAGAAAATGGATCAAAAATTTCATCAAACTCTACTTCTTCATCTGCTGTCAGAGGCGGATCCTATAATGTCATCTTTTTGGACGAATTCGCGTTCATCCCGAATCACATTGCTGATGACTTCTTTGCCTCTGTTTATCCTACTATTTCTTCTGGTCAAAGCACAAAGGTAATTATTGTTTCTACACCTCGCGGTATGAACCACTTCTACCGCATGTGGCATGACTCTGAGAGGGGCAAGAACGAATATGTGCCCACAGATGTCCATTGGTCTGAAGTGCCTGGTAGAGACGCTAAATGGAAAGAGCAGACGATTGCAAACACTAGTGAGCAACAATTCAAAGTCGAGTTTGAATGCGAATTCTTAGGATCTGTCGATACATTAATTAATGCAGCAAAATTAAGAACTCTTGTCTATGATGATCCACTTAAAAGAAATGCTGGACTAGACGTTTATGAGCATCCGAAAGAGGAAAATAATTATCTAATCACAGTAGACGTTGCTCGTGGTATTGGTAATGATTACTCCGCATTTATTGTTTTTGATATTACCAATTTTCCATACAGGATTGTAGCAAAATATAAAAATAATGAAATTAAACCAATGCTATTTCCAAGTATTATTCATGAAGTAGCAAAGGGTTATAATGATGCTTGGTTATTGATTGAAGTGAATGATATTGGAGATCAGGTGGCGAGTATCTTACACTTTGATTTGGAATATGATAATGTGTTAATGTGTGCAATGAGAGGTCGTGCTGGTCAGATTGTGGGTTCTGGATTTAGTGGTAAGAAATCCCAACTTGGAGTTCGTATGACTGCTGCCGTGAAAAAGTTGGGGTGTTCCAACCTAAGAACATTAGTTGAAGATGATAAGTTACTCGTAAAGGATTATGATATTATTTCAGAACTAACGACTTTTATTCAAAGAAAGAATTCATTTGAGGCAGAAGAAGGATGTAATGATGATTTGGCAATGTGTTTGGTCATTTTTTCTTGGTTAGTTGCTCAAGATTATTTCAAAGAAATGACGAACAACGATGTTCGTAAAAGAATTTATGAGGAGCAGAAAAATCAGATAGAACAAGATATGTCACCCTTTGGTTTTATTGTTGATGGTTTAGATGATGCGGAAGTGACTGTAGATATGGAAACGGGAGATAGGTGGGTATTTGCAAATGCTCAAAATCAATTAGAAAGCACCGAAATATGGAATGTTGATGAATATGGAGATCGATCTTATATGTGGGATTATAGATAGTTCTGTGAAGTCGTAGGAATTTATAAATACTTTTAGATAATTCTGGATAGTACGGAGAATAAAGATGCCGCTAAATTTAGCATCTCCTGGAATTGTAGTAAGGGAAGTTGATTTAACAATTGGAAGAGCTACACCTTCATCAAATAAAGTTGGTGCTATTGTTGCACCTTTTGCACAAGGACCTGTAGATTCCCCAACTTTGGTAGAAAATGAGAATGATTTACTAACAACTTTTGGAAAATCATATGCAACAGATAAGCATTATGAGCATTGGTTAGTTACTTCATCTTATCTTGCTTATGGTGGTTCTGCAAGAGTTGTAAGAGCAGATGATGACGGTTTAAGAAATGGATTTGTGGGAACTGCTTCTACCGTAAAAATTAAGAGTTTGGAGCATTATAATCAACTTGGTTATGACGAAACCACCATTGATGGTGTAGTAGTCGCTGCTAAGAATCCTGGTTCTTGGTCGAATGGACTCAGAGTAGCAATTATCGATGGTAAAGCAGATCAAATCCTGGTTGGTGTTAGCACTTCCGCAGTTACCAATACTACTTTTGTTGGAGTAGCAACCGCATCAAATGGTGATCTCGGTATTACAACATCAATAATCACTGGCATATCCACTAACGCTGCTGGGAATATTATTGCTGTTGGACAAACATTAAAAGAACTAACGGGAATCATTGGATCTGGTGTAACTGTCACTGCTATTGGTGTAGGAACTGTTTATATTAGTCCAGCAACTTCAAATACAATTGCACTTGATAATGTCCAATTATCTTTCGGTAGTTATTCTACTACGACAACAACTGCAGCATTGCAAGTTGGATATGGCGTTACTCAATCCGTAGTAGGTAGAGTTAATCCTGGTGCAGGAACAACCGCAACATTAGATGGTTATTTAAAAGGTATTATTACTGAAGTTGGTTCTGAACAAGTTGCAGTAAAGGTTCTTACACATGTTTCTTCTGCAGGAACCGAAACTACCGTTGATTATCAATCATCAGGAGTTTGGTCATTTAATGCAGGTTCGGTAGGACTTGTTTCTACTAATCAAACATCTCCATATGGCAGTACTGCAGTATCATCAACGTTAGATTGGTTCGATCAACAAACAGTTGGATTAACAACATTATCAACAATTTCTTGGAATAATATTGCTCCAAGACCTGGAACTTCGGCATTTGCTGCTGCAAGAAATGCAAGATTTGATGAAGTTCACGTTGTAGTTATTGACTCTCTTGGAAATGTAACTGGAAATGCTGGAACTATCTTAGAAAAGCATTTGAGTCTTTCCAAAGCAACTGATGCAGAATTCTCAGTAGGAAGTCCATCATACTGGAGAAAGTATATTGCAACCAATTCACAATATATCTTTGCTGGTGGAGCACCTGCGGGTATTGTAACTACAGGATTCAGTTCAGGATTTACTCCAGAAGCGGACTATGGATGGGATCAAACTGCCGATGGTGGAACTGGTGGGGTAATTTTTGGTGCTGCTGGATCTTCAAGCAACGCATTAGGTGGCGGTAAGGACTATGGTGGTGGAACAGATATTACAACACCTGGGGCACTTACTTCAAGTCTCGCAAAACTCTCAGCAGGTTATGATCTGTTCGAAAGTACAGAAAACTTCCAGGTAGATTTCCTATTAATGGGTTCTGCTGGATATGCAAAGGAAACTGCACAAGCACTTGCAAATAAACTGATTTCTGTTGCTGAACTGAGAAAAGATGCACTTGCATTTATCTCACCATATAGAGGTGCTGCTCTTACGGATACTTCATCACAAACTGCAGTAACAGTCAATTCAGCAGCAGATATTACTGATAATGTAATCAGTTTCTATGCCCCAATCACATCATCAACTTATACAGTCTTTGATAGTAGTTATAAGTATATGTACGATAGATTTGCAAATACTTTTAGATATGTTCCTCTAAATGGTGATATTGCAGGTCTTTGTGCTCGCAACGACATCAATAACTTCCCCTGGTACTCACCTGCAGGAACTGCAAGAGGTACAATCCTCAATGCTGTCAAACTGGCCTACAATCCGACTAAGGCACAAAGAGACCGTCTCTATTCAAACAGAATTAACCCAGTTATATTCTCACCTGGTGCAGGAATCATTCTGTTCGGTGATAAGACTGGATATGGTAAGGCATCAGCATTTGATAGAATCAACGTTCGTCGTCTGTTTGTTTATCTTGAGAATGCAATTTCTCAAGCAGCAAAAGATCAACTCTTTGAATTCAACGATGAACTTACAAGAACTAACTTTGTAAATACAATCGAACCTTTCCTTCGCGATGTCCAGGCAAAGAGGGGTATTTATGATTATGTTGTTATTTGCGATGAAACAAATAACACCGCTGCTGTGATAGATAATAATGAATTTGTTGCTGACATTTACATCAAACCTGCAAGATCAATCAACTTCATTGGTCTTACCTTCGTTGCCACCAAGACTGGTGTTGATTTTGAAGAAGTAATCGGAAACTTTTAATTTAGAGGTTTAAACAACTATGGCAACTAGACAACAATTAAATCCACCCCCTTTAAGGAAGATTACCGACTTCAAGAGTAAACTGTCGGGTGGCGGCACCAGAAGCAACCTATTTGAAGTTGTTCTTTCTTTCCCAGACGTAGCTCCTACAGACGTTAATACTCTTGATAAATCAAGATTGCTCGTTAAGTCTGCAGCACTCCCAGCATCGAATGTAGCTCCTCTGGAAGTTTCATTCAGAGGAAGAACTTTAAAACTTGCTGGAGATCGTACATTCGAATCTTGGACAATTGGTGTTCTAAACGATACTGATTTTGCAATCCGTTCCGCATTTGAGAATTGGATGAACAAAATTAACAGAGTTTCTGATAATACTGGTGAAACTGATCCAGCAGCATATCAGGCAGATGCATTTGTCTATCAATTAGACCGTGATGGTTCTACTCTAAGAGCATATCATTTCTATGATATTTTCCCAACAAGCATCAGCAATATTGCTCTCGACTACGGAACTGACTCAATTCAAGAGTTTAGTGTAGAAATGCAAGTTCTCTGGTGGGAAGCTATGAAGGGAACATCAGAAAAAGCTGGTGGTGAAGATATTAACTAAATAGTAAAATAACAGTTTAAATTTATAAAATGGCGAAACTTTTTGGTTTTTCGATTGAGGATAATGAAAAAAAATCCAAATCTATAGTTTCCCCCGTACCTCCTAACAATGAGGACGGGGTTGATTATTATATTCAATCTGGGTTTTATGGTCAGTATGTAGATATTGAAGGTGTCTACAGAACTGAGTACGATTTGATTCGTAGATATCGAGAGATGTCCTTGCATCCAGAATGTGATTCTGCAATTGAAGATATCGTCAATGAAGCAATTGTAAGTGATCTTTATGATTCACCAGTAGAGATTGAATTATCAAACTTAAACGCTAGTGATAAGTTAAAGAAAATTATCAGAGATGAATTTAAATATATTAAAGAAATTATGGACTTCGATAAGAAGTGCCATGAAATCTTTAGAAATTGGTATGTAGATGGTCGTGTTTTTTATTTAAAAGTTATTGATTTAAAAAAACCTGAGGAAGGAATTAAGGAACTCAGGTATATTGATCCAATGAAGATGAAGCACGTTCGTCAAGAAAAGAAGGCGGATCCAAATGACCGAAATTCTCTTCTGACTAATAAAACCATTATGAGTGGGAACTTTAGTAACGAGCAGACTAATTTTTCAGAAATTGAAGAGTATTTCATTTATAGCCCAAATCCAAATTACCCATCAGGAACAATCACTGGATCAGCAAAAGGTGGTGTAAAAATTGCTAAGGATTCTATCACATATTGTACATCAGGACTGATTGATAGGAACAAAGGGACAGTTCTATCATATCTCCATAAAGCAATCAAAGCACTCAATCAATTGAGAATGATTGAGGATTCTCTGGTAATTTATAGATTATCAAGAGCACCAGAAAGAAGAATCTTCTATATTGACGTTGGCAATCTCCCTAAGGTAAAAGCAGAACAATACCTCAAAGATGTTATGAGTCGTTATCGTAATAAACTGGTATATGATGCAAACACTGGTGAGGTTCGTGACGATCGCAAATTCATGAGTATGATGGAAGATTTCTGGCTTCCTCGCCGTGAAGGTGGTCGCGGTACAGAAATCACAACTCTTCCTGGCGGTCAGAATCTTGGTGAACTTTCTGATATTGAATATTTCCAGAAAAAACTTTATAGAGCACTTGCAGTTCCCGAAACCAGAATTGCTGGTGGAGGAGATGGATTCAATCTTGGTCGTTCATCAGAAATCTTAAGAGATGAACTCAAGTTCTCCAAATTTGTAGGACGCCTAAGAAAGCGTTTTGCAAATATGTTCAATGACTTACTTCGTACTCAACTTCTTCTCAAGAATATTGTATCTCCAGAAGATTGGGATAAAATGAGCGATCATATTCAATATGATTTCCTATATGATAATCATTTTGCAGAACTCAAAGAGGCAGAACTGATTACCAATCGTTTGACTCTAATGACTCAAATGGAACCTTATGTTGGTAAGTATTACTCTACTGAGTATGTTCGCAAAAAAGTTCTTCGTCAAACTGATTCGGAAATTATCGAAATCGATGAGCAGATTGAAGATGAGATTCAAAAAGGTATTCTTCCAGATCCTAATGCTCCGGTTGATGAAATGGGCAATCCAATTCCAGAAGGAGCAGAGCAACCTGCGATGGGAGAAGTTCCAATGGAACCAGCAGCACCCGAAGTTCCTGAAGATCCCAAAGGTGGGAAGATATAAATAATCTTATAATAATAAAACAATTTTATGGAAGAACTTATCGATTTGATTGCGACTGACAGTTCCCCTTCGGATATTTCCAGCAGGATTAAAGAACTTCTCTATACAAAAGCGGCACAGAGAGTAGATGATGCTCGCCCTTATGTCGCTTCAGCAATGTTTAATAATGAAATTGAAAATGAATTTGATGATGAAGAATATACCGAGGACCAAGAATAATGGCAGTAAAAGTAGTACAGAATGTAAATAGAATTTCTCCCACTGTTTCGGTAGCTGCAACAAGTGCTCCAATTGCACTAAAAAGTGGATACCTTAGAGTTGCTTGCGCATCGACAGCAGTGTATGTAGAAATTGGAGGAGAACCTGTGGCTACAGTTAACTCCTTTTTAATTTCACCCTTTGGCAATGAAGTATTAAAAGAGAGACTTGCTAAACAGCAAATCGTAGGAATTACTACAGGCGCTTCAACAACAGTTACTTTTGATAATAATGCAGGCAATCCATTTTTAGTTGGAGATTATGTAACAATTGAAAATGCTCAACCTGCAGGAATTAATACAGTTCATAGATTGATAACTGCAGCAACTGATTCCACAGTTACCATTGCAGCAAATACATCAGCAATTGTAGGAGTAATTACTGCGGCTGGCGCAACTCTTTCTAGAAGTGTAAAGGTTTCAGCCCTTGCTCTTGATAATACAACAAACGTTAGTATCACAGAAGTAGTCCAATTAGTTTCCGAATAAAATGAAACTCATCACAGAAGAAGTCTCACAAGTACAATTCATTACCGAAAAGGTAAATGGTAAACAAACCATGTTTATTGAAGGTATTTTCCTTCAAGGTGATATTTGCAACCGTAACGGAAGAATGTATCCAATGGAAACTCTTTCCCGTGAAGTAAAGAGATACACTGAATCATTCGTCAATAAAGGTCGTGCCCTTGGAGAACTTGGACACCCAGATGGTCCAACCGTAAACCTTGATCGTGTTTCTCATAAGATTGTTTCTTTAACTGCAGAAGGAACAAATTTTAGAGGTAAAGCACAACTTCTTGAAACCCCTATGGGTAAGATCGCAAAAAATCTTCTAGAATCTGGTGTTTGCCTTGGTGTTTCTTCTCGTGGTGTTGGTTCACTCAAGATGACCAATGAAGGTCACAAAATTGTTGGTGAAGATTTTATGTTAGCAACTGCTGCTGACATTGTTGCCGATCCTTCTGCCCCTGATGCTTTTGTTCAGGGAATTATGGAAGGTAAGGAGTGGGTTTGGGATGGAGGAATTCTTCGTGAACAACTTGCATTCAAGACTCAAAGAAGAATTAATACCCTTGTAGATCAAAGAAAACTTGAAGAGCACAAACTAGATCTCTTCAACGAATTTCTTTCAAATCTATAAATTATAAATAAATATAGATTAAATACAAGAATCTAAAACAAATGTCCGTTGGTAGCAATTTACAAGAAATGGAAAACGTA